CAGGTAACGTGAGATACAAAGCTAGAGAGAGATATTCTTTCGGTTTCTCAGATCCACGTTGTGTATACGGTTCACAAGGTTCCTAATAGGAACATTTGTTTTTCATAAACAAATCCTTTCGAAAAGGGCGGTTTCATCCCGCCCTTTTTTATTTACACCGTCAGATTAATTTTTTATATTAAAGTCCTAGCAAAAATAGTTGCATAGACTGGGCTAGCAGACGGTATAGAGACTATGTGACGAACGGGCTATACACCAAAGGAGGTTTAATATGGCTAAAACTACATTTGAAGGACCAGTAGTATCTTTAAAAGGATATGTAGCTGGTTCCGATCCAAACGCAAGTGACACACAACAAGGTGGCACTAATCCATACACAGTAACCAACGTTACTTCTATCACAAACGGTACATTCGTTATTGATGCTACTACATCCGAAGGTACTTTGTTTTATGTAAATAATGGTGCTAACGGAGCAGCAACACTTTGCTTCTCTGACGGTACAACTTGGTTAAGAGCAGATACTAACGCAAACGTATCAACAAGCTAAGGAGGTAAATCATGGCCTTCGATAGTGATGTTCTAGTTAAAGGTGCGGCAGCCGGAGCTACAACAGAAATAAATTCTCAAAGATCACGTCTTAAGGGATTTGTTATTGGTGTGGGCGCCACAGGCAGTAACGGCACAGTAACTTTTAACGATGGCGGCACTGCTGTATTTAACGTAGCTGTTGTGGGGGGAACCTCAGACGTTGCAATGAATATTCCTGAACAAGGTGTTTTATTTAAAGCAAACTTGAACGTAACCACTGTTAATTGTACAGTGAATGTATTCTACACAGGATAATGGCAGACAAACAACCACCGAAAACTAAAAAATATTTCCGCTCTACCAAAAGTGGAGCGGGAATGACCAAAGCCGGTGTCGCTCGATATCGAAAAGAGAACCCCGGTTCAAAATTAAAAACCGCTGTAACAGGGAAAGTAAAACCCGGCAGTAAAGATGCTAAAAGAAGAAAATCTTATTGTGCTCGTTCTGCGGGTCAAATGAAACAATTTCCCAAAGCAGCCAAAGACCCCAATTCAAGATTAAGACAAGCACGTAAACGCTGGAGGTGCTAATTGGAAATAAGTGACAAAACGACAGTTGGCATGCCAATTAGAAACTTGGTTTCTATTGTCACTGCCGTGGCACTGGGAGTCTATGCTTATTTCGGAATAGTCGAAACCCTAAACCAACATTCTACTCGACTAGAACTAATGGAAAAAGATGTGCAATTAAACACAGAGTTTCGAATTAAATGGCCCAGAGGTTTAATGGGTAATCTACCTGCTGATGATGAACAATATATGTTATTAGAATTCCTATCAGGACAAGTTGAGAAACAACAAGCAACCTTAGATGAAAATGCTGATACGAAAATTATGATTAAACATTTAGAAGAAATGGTAGATCAGTTAGAAAAAGATGTTGAAAAATTAAAAGATGCAACAAGAGAAATTAAGTTTGCAAACGGTAATGGAAATGGGGGATACTGATGTGGAAAGTGATTATTGTTCTTTGTTTATTTAGTGGCACGGGTGAATTATTAGAGCACACTTATACAGAAAGTGTTAGTGATTGTTTAGAGAAAAAACGTATAATGAAACGTAATATGGGGCCAACCGTATTAATTACTTGTGGTGAAGCAGAGGCGGAGCTAGAAGAAATTCAAGGAAGAATCTTCGTAAAAAGTATTCGCAAAATGGAACATTGATGATATAAAAAACTATGCAATTAGATAAACTTAAAGATTGGGGCGGATTAGTAACAAGATGGATGCTATTATTTGCTGCTGTAATTATAGGTTGGTCTAATTTAGAAAATAGAGTCACTAATTTAGAAGCAGATACAGTAGGAACTCCTGCATTATTACTTGAAATTAAACAGGATTTAGCTGTTATAAAAAATGATATTTCTTGGTTAAAAGAAAACATGCCCAAGAATGACAATCAGTAGATCTCAAACGGCTAAACAAATAGCCAATCCACCCTCTAAAAAGATAAGAAAAAAGAAACCAAAAAAGAGAAAAACAAAGTAGAATTTTCTAGAAGGTTTTGATACATTGAGCTTTAAGCACAAAGGAGTGTAAAATGGTAAATTGTAAGAAAAAAACATACTTGAAGACAGGCGGTAAATCTCCTGTTAAAGGCATGAAAAAAGGTGGCGCAGTCAAAGGTTATATGTATGGCGGTTCTGTCAATAAAATGAAAAAATAATGACAACATCTGGAACAACAGACTTTAATCTTAATATAGAAGAAGCAATTCAAGAAGCATACGAGCGTTGTGGCTTGTCGATGAGAACAGGTTACGATTTACGATCTTCTAGAAGAGTTTTAAATATTATGTTTGCAGAGTGGGCAAATAGAGGAATTAATGTCTGGACCGTGAAACAAAGAACGGCCACAGTAGCTCAAAATGATCAAAGCAACACTGCTGATTTTGCTTCTGATATTGTTGATGTATTGGACGTTGTTGTTCGAGACGGCACCACAGATTACACCGTGGATAAAATCAGTAGAGCGGAGTATTTAAATACACCTGTTAAATCAACAACAGGTCGACCAACTCAGTTCTTTTTTGACGGTCAGATTAATCCAGTGATGTATTTCTATCCCGCAGCAGATCAAGCTTATACGATTGTGTATAATGCTTTGACAAGAATTCAAGACGCAGGGGATTATACAAACACAACTGATTTACCCTTTCGATTCTATCCTTGTTTAGTAGCTGGTCTGGCTTATTACATCGCAATGAAAAGAGCACCTGAACGTATGGCAGATTTAAAATTTGAATACGAAGATGTTTGGAAAAGAGCAGCCGATACAGACGGTGGTAGAGATAGTGTGTTTTTAACACCACAAAATTATTTCATAGGTTCATAATGGCAAGATACGCAACAGGTAAATATTCACAAAGAATATCTGATCGTTCAGGAGCAGCTTTTCCTTATAAAGAAATGGTCAAAGAATGGAACGGTTCCATTGTCCATGTTTCAGAATTCGAAGCCAAACATCCACAGTTAATTCAAACAAAAAAACAATTAGCGGATCCCGAAGCTTTACAAATGGCGAAGCCTCAAATATCCTCTACAACTGTTTATCCCCCCACTGATGGATTAAATGCTAATCAGTTTCAAAGCACAGGTATGAAACCTTCGACTCATGTTAATGCCGATACTCGAATGCAAACAATATTAGGAAAGGTTACTGTAAGCACATCATGAACTATTCTGAATTATTAACCAATGTTAGAGACTACACAGAAGTAGATAGTAGTGTTTTATCTGATTCTGTTATTAATACATTTCTTATTAATGTTGAAAATAAAATTGATCGAACAGTTGATTCTGACGCACAAAGAAGATATGCGACCACAAGTTGTCAAGTGGACAATGCTTTTATTGATTTAACTTCCGCTCCTTCCGGCTTTCGATTTGCCAGAGCTATTCAAATAGTTAAAAGCAACGGAGAAAGAGATTGGATGGAGCAAGTTGATACGACCTTTATTGATGAATATTCTGTTACTCGAAGTGATGCTAGTAGTTCAACTAACGGTATTCCTAAATTCTGGGCTAATTGGGACCAAAACACTTTAATTTTGGCTCCTACCCCAGACGAAGCGTATACCTTAGAGATGTGGTATGATGAAACTCCAGAGAGACTTAGCAGTACCAACACTACAACATACATTTCAAATAATGCACCAGAGGTTTTATTGTATGGAGTGCTCTCTGAAGCATATTCCTACTTGAAAAATCCTCAAGAAATGCAATTATACCAACAGAAGTTTCAGGCGTCTTTGAGCGATTGGGCTCAAGATCAAATGGGACGTAAACGTAGGGACGAGTACACGGATGGCGTGTTACGAATTCCGTTAAGGTCAGTAGATCCGGGAGGTAAATAACTATGGCTATAAACCAAGCAGTATGCGCAACGTTTAAACAGCAGCTTCTAGATGGCGACCATGATATCAGTAATGATACATTAAAGCTCGCCCTCTACACAGATTCAGCTACTTTAGACGCTAATACAAGTGCCTATTCCGCTTCAAACGAAGTTGGTGACTCAGGCACTTATTCAGCAGGTGGTGGAACACTTGCAAATGCAAATGTTAGTTTAACAAAAACCAATGCAACCGCTTCAACAGCTTTTGTTGACTTTGATGATTTATCATTTCAAACTGCAACAATCGCAGCTCAAGCAGCGTTGATCTATAACACTTCATCTTCAAACACAAACGCAGCGATCGCAGTGTTAGATTTTGGTGGTGTGAAGACATCAACTAACGGAACATTTACAATTCAGTTTCCAACCAACGACGCTACAAACGCAATTCTAAGAATTAGCTAAGGCATAGTATTTACAAACACGAGCGATGTTTGTAGTATAAGCTATGTCTTTTGCTGATTCACCCTTTTCTAGTGCCCCTTTTGCGGCAACAGGAGAAACTAATGCTGTTGTCGAACTTAGTGGACTTCAACTAAATATTGCAGAAAACAACTTAACTGTTTCCGCAGGAGGCAGTGTTGTTACGGGATCCGAAGAAAATACAATTGAAACGTTCTTAGGAACGGTTATTGCAGAATCAGAATCAATTGTTGATGTAACAGGCGTATCTGCAAAAATTGATTTACCCAATATCACTGATGGCTTAACTATCAACTTCTATCGTACCGCTTTTACATCCTTTACCTTAGGCACTATTTTAAGTAGAGACATAACTTGGCAAACTGATAGCTCGGGTATTCTTCTTAAAAGTTCTTACACAGAGGGAGAGATTTGGTGGGAAGTAGGAGGGACGGGACAAGGTGCTTATTTAGGCATCGCTAAAATAAATAATCAATACTTTATTCGTTTTAGATCAGGAAGTGGATCAACCAGTCATCAAGAGCAATCTGATTCTAGTGAATTTGCTGTTGTTAATTTAGCCATTACTGATTCCTCTGTATCAAATTTCTTTGATGATCAACGACACATTGTTACTTTTTCTATTGATGTTACTAATAATAAACTTCTTGTCTGGATAGATAATATATTAGTTATAGACTATGACGCTACTGCTAATGGTGGAAATGTTCTTCTAAGCGGACAATGGGGTGGAACAAATCCAGGAGGATATGGTCAAAGTTTTGGAAGTGCTGTTGCTGGAGGCTCTAGCACTTATGACGGTGGTGCAACTCAATATCAGTATGTAGTTGCCAGTAGCACCATAGAATCAGGTTCTGTTCTTTTTCAAATCAATAATGAAATACCTAATGCTGAAGAATACCCTGTAGAAGTTAATGGAAATGCTAATGTCGATGTTACAGGAATAGAGCTATCCACTGAACTAGGTACAGAAACAATCGTAGCAAATTCCAATGTCGATGTTACAGGAGAAGTTTTAAGTACCGAACTCGGCACTGAAGTTGTCACGGCTAGCGCTCTTGTTCAACCTACAGGACTAGAAATCTCTTTTGCAGAAGGCACTGTTGTAACTACAGGAACAGCTAATATTGATGTCATAGGTGAACAGATTGACTCGGCTCTCGGTATCGAAGTTATTGTTGCAGATGCTAATGTTGACGTCATAGGATTAGAAGCTTCGCTTACAGACGGCGATGTCGAAGTTATTGCAAATGCAGACGTCACAGTTACAGGTCTTAATATTCAATTTACAGAAGGCACGGCTGAAGTTACAGGAACAGCAATAGTTGATGTCACGGGAATAGAAGTATCCACCGAACTAGGAACAGAAACAATTGTTGCAGATGCTAATGTTGACATTACTGGATTAGAAATAAATTTCACTGAAGGAACAGCAACCGTTGAGGCAAACGCCACTGTTGTTCTTACTGGATTAGAAATCAACTTCGCAGAGGGCACAGCAACCGTTGTAGCAAATGCCAATGTCGACGTCACAGGACTAGAAATTTTATCACAAAGTGGTAATGTTGTTGTTACTGCTGACGCTGATGTCAACGTCACAGGACAAATTATAAATTTTGCGATAGGACAAGTCACGGTCGTTGATGCATGGCAACCGGTTGATCCATCCGCTAACAACGCTTTTTCAGCGGTGAGCACAGGAGCATCAAATACATGGACAGAAGTCGCAGCATAGGATATAAAAAAGTATGCCACATTTAGGAGTTGGAGATAGAGTCAAAGAGACCACGACCTCGACAGGTACGGGTACAATTAATTTAGACGGAGCTGTCACAGGCTTTCAAACCTTTGTCGACGGTGTAGGCAATGGCCACGAAACGTATTACGTTATTGTCGATTCAGGCACAGGGGATTATGAAGTAGGTGTCGGTACAATTACCGATGCTGCGACGGATACCCTCTCTCGTGATACAGTTATCAGTTCTTCTAATGGAGGATCTTTAGTTAATTTTGGAGCAGGCACCAAAGACGTATTCTGTTCCCTTCCTTCCGAACGAGCGGTTATCATTGATGATGCTTCGAACGTAGAAGTCACTGCTAATATTACCGCAACCTCTTTTGACGGATCAGGTGCCGCTCTCACAGCTTTAAATGCATCGAATGTTTCTTCAGGTACACTTCCGAACGCAAGACTCGATGCTCAATTACAAGACATCGCAGGGTTAGCCACAACGAGTGGTAAAATTATTCAAGGAGACGGAGCCAATTTTGTTCTCTCTTCTTACACGATTCCAACTTCCGATGGAACAACAGGACAAGTTTTAACAACAAATGGAAGTGGCGCTGTCACTTTCCAAACTCCTACTGTAGGAGATATTACAGCAGTAACTGCGGGTAATGGTTTAACAGGAGGAGGAACATCAGGTGATGTGACTCTTAATGTGGGAGCAGGCACAGGTGTTACTGTCAATGCTGACGATATTGCCATTGGTCAAGACGTAGCCACATCTGCTTCACCTACTTTTGCAGGGGGTACATTTACTGCGAACGTCGCCTTTGGTGATTTAGATTTTATCAACATGGGGGCAACAGGTGAGTATCAAATTTATCACGATCATGCCAATGGTGTATCCGTTATCAAAGATGTGGATGCGGGTGGTTCGATTAATATTGAAGCCGATTCCATTAGCTTAACAGGTCCTGTCACTGCAACAGCGAACGTCAGCTTAGGGGATAACGATTATTTAAGATTTGGTGATTCTCAAGACCTACAGATTTA